CGCCGCCACCGCCCAGAACCTCCGCAAGCTGGCGAAGTTGATCCCAATGCCACAGGCCGCCGTGGCGGCCTGACCCGGCCAGGGGCAGCCGCCGCCTCCCCACGTCAGACGCGGATCCCCCTCCCGCGTCCTCCTTAGCCCGACTTTTTCAACACAATCCACCCCTGGTGATCGTCTCTGTCTGCGCTTTGATCGGCGGCGGCCTGCCCTTCGGCAGCTCCATTACTCAGCGCTCGCCAGGTAAGGCGACACGCCGGATCGGGGATACCAGTCGTGGTCAATGTCTTTGTCCGTTCCCGGTCGGCCAAGCTACCGCCTCCTGAGTAAATCGTCTCGTCGAGCAAGGCGAGCTTGCCACCAGAGACGAGCTGACTGCGGCAATACAGATCTTGATAGATGCCGGGCCCAAGAGATTGCCTGCTTGCATATAACACCGGTCCGATCGCGCCCTTCTCCCCGCTTGCCTTTATAGCAAGATCGTGCGCAATAATTCCTCTCCAATTAGTGTCCCAGGGCTTGAGGATGACCGGAGAGCCGACCGCACCAAACCAACGCCACCCCACCGGCATGACGAACGCCATGACAGCCGCTAAAGCCAAAACCTTAGCCGAACCAGCACAAAAAGGACGGCCCGGCCGTAAGCCGAAGCCGATCGATCTGCGCACGGTCTATCAGTGCGCCTTGATCGGCTGCACCACCTCCGAAATCGCCGCCATCTGCAGCATCAGCCAGAACCAGCTGTTCGCGCACATGAAGCGCGACCCAGCGATCCGCGAGGCGATTGAGCGGGGCCAGGAGGCCGGCAAGGTCAGCCTGCGCCGCCGCATGCACCGGCGTGCGATGTCTGGCAGCGACACCATGTTGATCTGGATGTCGAAGAACCGCCTCGGTATGCGGGACCGGTTCGAGACCGAGCACGGCGTCACCAAGGGGCTGGAGGAAGTGCTGCGCGAGCTGGCAGAGATCGAGGCGGGGCAGACGGCGGCATGACCAGCGCCGCCGGTCACGCGGCCTCGGCGGCATCCACAATGAGGGACACCGGTGAGCGCTGCGAGCCAGCGTCGGCGGTGCCGCCGGCTCTGCTCGCCGAGCTGCTCAGCACGGGGTCGTCGCGGAGCCAGTGGGTTGCGACATCCCACTGGCCCGCGTTGCGGACCAGGACGATTTTGCTGCGACCCCGTCGACCCGAGTGATTGTTGCCGGTCATCGGAACATTCTCTGAACCCAGACATCGAACTGGACGGCACCGACCAATAGGCCGCTCCAGAAGGCCAGCTCGCACAGCCCCCACAGCGCGCGGACCAATCGAGATGGCGGGCGGTCGATGTTGCGCTCCAGCCAGTGGGTCAACGAGGACACGACCCAACAGAACAGCCCGTAGAGCACCACCAGCACCGCAACCGCGATGAGGATGCCGCCGGCGATGGTGATCATGGTGCCCCGCTTCCAGCCAGCGTTCGAGCTGGCGCATGTCGTTGTCGTTGATGGGGTAGCTCTCCGCGCTCGAGGACCCGACTCCAGCGATGGGACAGTCATTCACCGACCTCGTTGACGAGGAACGGTCACAAAGGCAGGCCTGGGTGCTCGTCGGGAGAGCTGGGCGACCAAGTGACGGACATCACCTCAGGCCCTGGCCTTGCGCACCTCCCTCACGTGCTTGCACTCGCCGCGCCAATGGAAACCATCGCAGGTGCACTCCAGATGGCCGGCGCGGCCCCAGGTGACGCGGTAGACCCTTCCCGGATCGCGGGCGGAGGTGAACTCATGCACCCCGGTCTCCATGATCGGTGCTTCGGCTCCGATGCGCGTCATGGATACGGCGATTGTCTCGATGCGGGCCGCCGCATCGCCGGTGGCGCGTCCAGCCTGCAGTTCCGCAAGTAGGGCCGGACCGGCTTGGCGCAGCCGCTGCTCCAACTCCCGTAGGACCGAGGCATCCGGCGGCGCTTCCGCCTCCACAGCCTGGATCACCCGCATCTTGGTGGCGATCAGCTCAGCGATGTAGCCGTCCAGCGTGCCGGCCGCGAGCATGTATTCGACGGTGACGCTCCTTTTCTGGCCGAGGCGGTACGCGCGGTCCTCGGCCTGGGCGTGGTTGGCGGGCACCCAGTCCAGGTCCTGGAAGATCACATGCGTGCCGGCGGTCAGCGTGATGCCGACGCCGCCGGCGATCAGGTTGGCCACGATCACGCGCACCGCTGGGTCGGTCTGGAATGCGTCTACCGCCCGCATACGTGCTTCCGGGCCGTCCGCGCCACTGAGCGTCACGCAGGCCTCTCCGAACATGGTCTTGTGCTTCTTCAGTCCTTCGGTGAAGGCGGTGAACACGATCACCTTCTGGCCCGTGGCGAGCACGTCGCGGACTCGCTCGGCGACCGCCTTGTGCTTGGCCTTGTGCAGCGCGACGCGCATCTTCTGCAGCCGGCCAAGGAACTCCGTGTCGTTGGGGCGCGACGGGTCGGTGCCCATGAGCCAAGCCATGAAGCCCTGGGTCGCCCGTGCCGCGCCATCGCCCTCGGGTTCCACCTCCAGCCATGTGCGCACCTTCGGCGGTAGATCCAGAACCTCGTCCTTCGTCCGCCGGAGCATCACCTCCTTCATCAACAGGTTCAGCTCCTCCAGGTTGGAGGCACCGTCTGTGACCCAGCCGTAGTCATTGCAATACGCACCACAGTAGCGCTTCGCGAAGGAAAGGAACGAGCGGGTCGAGGGGTGCCCGACGCACCGTAGCAGGTTGTAGAGGTCGCGCGGTCGGTTGGTCATCGGCGTGCCGGTGAGCAGGTAGACCTGCGGTGGGCCGACCACGGCGGCACGGACATTCTCCGACACACCCAGTAGCTTCATCACGTGGCTGGTGCGGCCCGAGGCGTTCTTGATGAAATGCGCCTCGTCCAGGATGACGCCTGACCACGCGGTGGCATGCAGCCGCTCTGCGTGCCTGCCCAGCAGGTCATAGTTCACGATGACCCAGCGCGGTGTGCCGTCGCAGGAACCGTCCTTAGCACCGATCACCTCGACCTTGGCATCGGGCTCAACCATCCGGATCTCGCGCCGCCAGTTCAGCTTCAGGCTCGCCGGGCAGATCACCAACACGGTGCCCTCAGGCGCGGCCTCGTTCATCGCGACGATGGCTTGTCGTGTCTTCCCCAGACCCATGTCGTCACCGAGGATCGCGCGGCCCTTGTGGATCAGGAAGGCGACACCGTCGATCTGGTGGGGATAGAGGCCCGCGAAGAACCGAAATTCCTCGCGGTCCAGCGAATTCGCCTGTGCGGTCGCCCGCTGCGTGGCCATGTTCTCAGCCCTCCGCATCGTCACGGATCAGGTTGAGCCCGAGTAAGGCAACAGCCTCGCGCAGGTGGGCGATGTCGAGGAAACAGCGGAACATGGCGCGTGAGCCATCGGCGTTGGCCCGCTCCGCGCCCCAGGTTAAAATGACCACCGGCAGGTTGTCTGCCTGTGCCGCGTCGATCGCCTCGAAGCGAGCGGTCAGAGGCCCATCGCCGCGCAGGTCTCTTGTGTAGTAGCCGCCCAGGTCACCGCACGCCTCGAAAATAGCGGGCCGATGGGGTTCAGACGCGCGCCGCACTCGGATGTAGTGGTTCTCCAGGAGGTATGGGCTCAGAGGGGTGATGCGAAGCCCAAGAAGACGGGCGGCCTCATTGAGGTGCACGATCGTGAGTTCGGCTGCGAACCCATGGATCCGTCCGAAGTCATCAGGGTCGTGGGCGTCGTAGCCCAAGCGGACGCGAAATGGCGCGCCAGAGCAGGGCGTGCCATCGGCAAGGTCGAAGGATGTGGCGGCATCGCCCCAACCACGCTGCGGACCGAGCCAGCCCAGCGGGCGCAGTTCCCCACTGTAATGTTGCGCACAGGGGCCGAAGCTGACGCTGCCAGCGCCAGCGCGGCGGACGATCGGTTGGCCGAAGTAGCCGGGATCCTCGGCGATGGGAATGGACGGGGGGGAAAGGTCGGACATGGTGGTGATCCTCGTTCTCGCTATCTCGGGCACGCGCTGCACCGCCCGCATGCACGAGGGTGTCTGCGGTGGCCGGCGGCTTCAGGGTGTCAGGTGCGTAGGGG